TAATGTTGTGGCAGTACCGATAAGGTTGGTCGGAGTAACTACAGCAGTTCCGCCAGTACCAATATTGGTCATTATAATGAATTTTAACTGTCCTTCTGTTCCATTGACCAAAGGAAAGGCCTCGGAATTAGTATTGGTCAGAGCAAGAAGCGTTTTTACATCCAGTATTGAAATCGGACCTGCTACCGTTAGCTCTTGTGGTGTTTGTGATAAATTTAATAATCCCGGAACATTTTCGAATAGATCGGTTATGCTCACATTTTTATTTACATTGTTACCACTACCACTAGTGGTATCCACAACATCTAAAAGATGCTGGTCAGTCAGTGGTACGGTTATATCTAACGGTGTTCTTGGTACATTTGCGATTAGAGTTTCCACACTCACCTTTTTATTAACGGGGGTGTTGGTGCTTATTCCATCAACCATATGTAGAATACAATCAGAAGCATCGATAGGTGCTAATTTTTCTGTTAAATCTGTTATTTTTTTATTTGCCATGTTTTAAACCCTCCTTCGGGAATTGTTATGCTGGGACTCAGCTCAAGTATTTTATTTATTTATATGAAGATAACCATTCATTAAATGATTTTATATTCATTTCGTCTTTAAGGATATCGAATAATTCTTGACCCTTTTTAAATCGAGGTGGAAGACCTTTCTTAAATGATTCAAAATCATCTCCCGATACTGCCGCTCTCATTTTGGAAGCAGACATACCCTCAACACCCTCAGCATCTGGGTCACGATCTCCTGCAGAGACAACATCCACCTTTTTGAAATCATAGAATCCATGTCTCTTTCCATCAACCCCGTTATATTGAAGAATAAGTTTTTTGAAGTCAGAGATTCTGTCAGAACCAACAACCATTTTTACTTCCTCATATCCTTCATCATGAAACTTAACTAAAATATCAAATACATTAGTTACAGATTCATCCATAATATAAAGGGAATGCTTAGGGAACATTAATCTAGAATACTTCACCTTATCTTTAAATGATAGGGGATTCTTTTTCTTATCATGCGACTTAGAGAGATATAATCTATACCCGCCAGATCCAGAATTCTTTTTTAGAGCATCTAATAATTTACCATGACCTGTGGTCGGTGGGTTCAATCTTCCAAATGAAAATGTTATATTTTTCATTATTGATTCCTCTTATTACCTATGGAATCGCCATACGCAACAGCCAAAGGAAGTAATTTAAGAAGGGGTAGATTAATTTTTAGGACATTGAGTTTCATATTCCTATCTAATAATATAGCAGACAGAAATCTATGATGACCGTCAATAATACGGTTGTCAGACGATACAATTAATATTTTAGAATTTAATAATTTTATAGTTCCATCCACACCGTTCTTGGCTATAGTACCAAGTCCCTTATCAAAATATATTTGATCTTGGATTGGGGTTAAATCTTTTGCTGCAATCTTATCTCTTGTGACACTTACAACATCATCGCCTTTATCCCCATCATATTTCTTTAATCCAGCTTCTAAAAATTTACTGGCCTTATCACCGGAGAGACCTTCGGGAAACGGGTTTGATTGATTGGTGTCTTTGGAAAATGGTTTAGTTATATCGAGTTTACCCTTACTCAATCTCTTTTGAAATTTATCAACATCCTTCGAGGTTATAACCGGCATATCCTTTCTTTTGGTAGAACCTTTATATGCGAGTTTTTGTGCTAGGACATAATTCTTATCAAAATCTGGAATATCTTTATCTAAATCAGGGAGTTTAGATAATGCGTATTCTCTTGCATCTTCAAGAGAAGTGGTAATGACTTCAAGGCTACCGGCAGCTGCACCACCCTTCTTCTTTTCCGAAATATATTTTTTAAATCTCTTCATTTTTCCCATCCCTTAATTATATTGGAATTAAAATTATTTGAAGAAAATTCCATGCGGTCTACGAGTTTGACAGCATTACCATCTCTATTAATAGCAACGTATCCCTCAGTACCTGTAACCTTAAATCCGGTTTTAGTTTTTACAAATGTTGATATACTGGAAACTCTATTCATTTTGGAGATAAGTATTTCCTTGGCATCAACTAAATAATTTTGAAGTTCGAACATTAACCTCAAATTAGTTTTATTAGAAGGGGAAAAGAACTCGAGAGTTTTATCTCGTGCTGCAGTCTTTCTCTCTTTACCTTTTACAGACTTGAGTTTATCAATCTGTTTTTGATACCTCTCATTTATCCAATCTATTAGGTCAGATGTATGTTTCTTGGGGTCGGTAATACGTTCCTGACTTCTAACCTTAGTATTGTTAAATGTGTTGATGAGAAGATTAATTTCAGAATCCTGAGCAACTAATTTTAATGTTGTGGAGGAGATTTTTCTGAATATTTTACCCGCAGAAGATAGATGTGAAGTGACTAAATCCGTTTCACCTTTGGTCATTGTGGCAGTACCACTTAAATCCTCTAGATCGGCAGTTCTCATCCAAACCGATTTGGTTTTATTTAATTTTGATATATCAATTAAGAATGATGCCGACATATCCTCAAAAGAAGATCCTGTATATTTTGTATGCCAAACAACCCCTATTTTGGATTGAAGAAGTGGATCAGCTTGATCAAATGGAACTGCATAGACTATAGTATTCGGATGAAATGTAATATACGATTCTCCATCAATTTTCTCTTTTTTGAGATCTGATTTGGTGAACATAATATCACCCTGAAGAACACCTTTAATACCGAGTTTCTTCAATTCTGTATATGCAATTTTTAATTTAGTAGATAAATCCCCAGAAGTATCATCGTCAATGTCAGAATGAGATTTATATACCTTGGGGTTCTTATTAAAGATACCTTTCTTTGCTACAAAAAATTCACCATCGCTAGGATCTATTCCAGCGAACACAGCAGGCGCTCCATCCCATTTTACTGTTACAGAATGGGATGTATTCGAATCACCTTTTAACATATCTCTAAGAGATCTAAGAGCATTAATAGCATCGCGCGTACCATCAACCCCACCATCAAGAACTAAATCCTCGATGTGTGTCATGTGGGTATTCTTAGCCTCTTCCAACTTAATGAATCTAGAAAAATAGGTAGAATGGACATTGAAATTCATCATGACGATCTATTCTTTTTGACCTTTGCTACTTCAGATTTTTTTACTATCTTCATTAATTTCTTAGATAACTTCGATATAGCACCTTTCTTCTTAACAAGTTTCTTCTCAATCTGGGATTTCTCAACATCAGAAAGACTTGACCATGTTTTATTTCCGGTCATTTTTTTAGTGAAAACTTCCTTAGCCTTTTTATGAGCTTTAGATTTAATTTTTTCTGGTGAAGCTATTTTTAATGCTGATCTTGCCTTCTTGAGTTTTGTGGAAGATTTCTTGGCCAGTTTTGCCATATTACGAGACATTTTTCTTCTCGTTTCTTTAGATATAACTTCATCCAATTCGGCTTCAGACATAGTATTGTTTCCTATTAATATCTAGATCTAGTTTTTTTGAGTCGGCGACTTCTCTCTTTATCTACCTTGACAGTTCCTTTCCTAACCTTCTCTGCACGTTTTTTAGATTTAAGTGCTGATTTCTTACCTCCCGCAGTTTTTGCGTATTTATCCCGTTTTTTCTTATCAGCTTTACTATCAGCGGCAGTTTTCTTTTTAGGTAATTCTTTTTCTTCTAACGATTTGATTAACTCAGAATAAGTTAACATAATAAACTCCTATAATTATTGTACTAAACTATTTATAATAATTAAAAGTTTATATAACAAATCCAGAATATTGTGACTTTTCTTTTTGGGAATTAGATTGCGTTGAAACTAAACCATCTTGTGCCTTAGCTTCCAGATCATAGAGTCTCATTTTTGAACGATCAATTCCAACCGTAAACCTTTTATAATAGGATACATCATTATATCTATTTTTCAATTGTTTGATCATAATCTGATTCATTTCTTCCAAATCTTCGGTGGATATGAGAGCTAGCATAAGATCAACAGTAGCAGGGAGTCCAAACGATTCTGCGGTATTAGTTAGATCGATATCCGCATCACCCGCACCTGATCTGTTAACCTGTGTTGCGGTGACAATAGGAAGATTCTGCATAACGCTTAATCCTCTGAGCTCCTCTGCAATGCTCTTAATAATTGTATATGAATTGTGATTGGTGCCAGATTTGAATCTCTTGGATGTACAAAGATTGATATAATCTACAAAAATAATATCGGGTTTAAATGATTTCTTTATTCTGAGTTCATCGAGAAGATGCTCAAAATGACCGACATGAGCAGATGATGTTGGATATTCTTTAACAATTAATTTACCGCGACATTTCTTTTTAACCTTATCAATTCTTGCATCGAACTCAAATTTATTTAGTTTCGGAACATCTACTATATTAACATCCATTAAGTTAGCATCAATTCTTTCTGCGAT